CAGCAACCCGTACAGCCCGCCCAGCCCCAACAGGCTACCCTCGGCGGTCAGTTCACTCCTCCGCCAACTCAAACGGCTCCGTTCTGATGGTTGCCAAACGGAGAAAACCTTTTTCGGAAGGTCAAAAGCTTTCTCCTCGAGAGCCTAAGTCACAACTATCGGTCCCCCTAACTTTGGAGCAAAAGGCAATTTTTTGCCAACTCGCTCAAAACGAAGGAATGTGCGTAAGCGCATGGGCTCGAGAAAAGTTGAAGAAAATAGCCGACCTCGAACTTTGCCTAGCGAGGGGGGGGCGAATAATATGAAACACTTCAAGCGGCTCATTCATTTGATCATCTTTCTTTGGAAAGCCGGCAAGGAGGTATGGCGTGGCTATAATATCCGCAAAGCCTAAACGAGGAGGAGGAGGGCATTGGTATACCGCTCTAGCCGAGCCAAGGCATACGATGACAAAGGCTGACGGGGGGGAGAGAAATACGACCCTTCGGGATGCCCGAAAGCATCGATTGATACCATCGGTCACTACCTTGCTCGGCCTGTTCGCCAAGCCCGGACTCGAGCGTTGGAAACAGGATCAAATCCTGCGTATAGCATTCGACAATCCGGCTAAACTTGACGAGAGTTTTGAAAACTATGCATCTCGATGCCTCGTCATGCACGAAAAGCCGGTTGAAGATGCGGCTGACTTCGGGACGAGGATTCACGATGCAATCGAGAAATTCTTCGAGGGAGATCCGATTGACGACGAGCTGTTGCCCTACGTCAAGCCCGCCTTCGACTGGAAACAAGAGAATCAACTCCGATTCATCGAGCGGGAAAAAACGATGGTGAACATGGAGGAGGGCTTTGCGGGGACGGTCGATATTGTCGGCCTCGGAGCCAACCAAGAAAAGTTCGTTATAGATTGGAAGACGAGAAAGACAAAGAAAGGAGTGAAGGTGTCGTCTTACGACTTCCAAATTCACCAAATTGCGGCTTATGCCGCTACCTATTGGGGCGCGGATGCTGTGGATGCGGAACAGGTCTTCGGGGCAAATGCAATAATCTCCTCCGTGGAGCCGGGTCGATTTGAGGTGATCAAATATTCTCCTACTGAACTGAAACAAGCATGGAAGGTTTTCAAGTCAGCCTGCCAAATATGGAGATCCCTGAAAGGATATGACCCAAGACTATCCGAAGATTGATTCCAAATGGCATCGGTTTGGCGAGGGGATCGTTCAGATGAACTTCTCTTTGCCCGATACTCTGAAGCAGGCGGTGAAGGGGGAGGCTCGGGATATGGGGATCTCGGCCTCCCGCTTCATCACCGATCTGCTCATCGAGCGCCTGAAAAAGACAAACCCCGCAATTGAGGAGCTCCATGCGAGAGAGCGGGTATGAAAGACAGATTTCATTGGGGCGAATGGTCGCTCGAGCGTTCGAGGAATTTTGGAAGAAGAACCAACTGGGCGTGGATCGGAAAGGGAAAGTTTATCGGACCAAAGTGCCGAGGGAACGGCCGGCATTCGATCACGTGGATTTTAGGAACCCGAAAAGGAAGGACTAGAGATGGCTAAGTTTATCAGTTTATTTGCCGGGGTCGGAGGATTCGATCTCGGGATGGAAAAAGCGGGGCATGAATGCGTTGCCCAAGTGGAGTGGGATAAGAATGCCGCCGGAGTCCTCAAGAGACGATGGCCCGACGTTCCCCTGTTCTGCGACGTATCAAAAGTATCGGCGGATGATCTGCCCGATGCGGATTTTATAACTTACGGCTTTCCATGTCAGGACTTGAGCGTGGCCGGAAAAAGGGAGGGATTGGAAGGTGAAAGAAGTGGATTATTCTTTGAAGCAACAAGACTTATTCGGGAACTTATCGCCCGAGGATGCCGGTTGGAGTATGCGATTGCAGAAAATGTTGCCGGCGTGTTCTCTGCGGACGATGGTCTCGCACTTGCAAGGTGCATCCGAGAGCTACTCGAAAGCGGGGCTTGTGAAACGGGATGGGCGCTTCTCGACAGCCAATATTTCGGAGTGGCGCAAAGGCGGAAGCGCGTGTTCATTGTCAGCGATTTTGGAGGCGAAGCCGTTGACGAAATACTCGCTATCACCGAGAGCTTGCCGGGGCATCCTGCGCCGAGCAGAGAAGCGGGGAAAGGAACTGCCGGAGATGCTACAAAAGGCGTTGGAGAGGGTGGCGATGTCGTTGGAAGCCTCGCCGCAAGAGACTACAAAGGAGTAGGAAATCAATATTTTAATGAAGGGAAGGTTATTGCACAAAATCCTATCAACCTCCCGGAATCCGATATCGTTGGCGCATTATCGGATGGCGCGCATATGGGTGGAGGTTTGAATGGGCAAGATGCTTATACGGGGCGCATTCTTGCAGTACAACAGGCCGAGGTGTATGATATGAAGCAACGTCATAATCCTCAACCAACAGAGAATGTAAGTCTAACGACTGATAATTGTGCCGGAGTGCGAGGGGATACTCCTTTAGTAAGATCTAAGCAAGGCGGGGAAGGCCCCGGGGCCGACGTGTACAATGGACAAGTAACGGGGGAAACGGCCCCGACCCTGACAAGCGCAACGGGCATTGCAAATGCGAGCGGGCCGAAGGTGATCGAGCAGAAAGAAACTTATTGCCTTCAAGGAGGTGGAGAGACTTCGCAGAGTGGCAATGGATTGGGAGTGGATAAGGACGTCGCATTTACCCTCAATGGATTGGACAAGCATGGGGTCGCTTATGAGCAAGAGGGCATCGCATTTGAGCCTAAGAGTTTGGACGACCCTCCAAGAGTTACGGGAGACATAAAGAAAGTTGTAAGTCCCTCTTTAAATTGCATGACAGGCGGGGGCAGAGAACCCGCAGTAGTCTCATGGAACGGAGACGAGACCCCGAAGACTTCCGAGGACGTGTCGCTCACCCTGCGCGCCCAGCAAGGCGGGGAAGGTGTGGGGGTGGCGTTCACCGCATCCGACCGCTCGAACAAGGCGGCATGGGAGGGCGAGATTAGTGGGACGATAAATTGTCAGATGAATTCGGAGTCGAGCAATCTGCAAATGGGAGTCCGAGAAAATTTAACCGTCCGCCGACTTACTCCAATCGAATGCGAGAGGCTACAGGGATTCCCCGATAATTGGACATCGGAAAAGATGGAACTGACTCTCGAGGGGAACGAGTGGAAGGCTACCGGCAAGGTGGTCAAACAGGCAGATGGACCTCGTTACAAGCAATTAGGGAACGCCGTGACTGTCAACGTCGCTGAATATCTCGGGAAACAAATAGCAAAAACATTATGACCAAGAAACAAAAACAGCCCCTTTTTCTGAAGGGATACGAAACCAACCCGCAGGGCAAGAAGGTGCCGATTTACACAACGGTCGAGCCCCCCGCTATTCTGCGGGAACTTGCCGAGCGGGAAGGGAGCCCCGTTGGTCAGATCAAGCGGCCATCGATCTATCCGGGATTTAGAAAGAAGGAGAAGTAATGATAACTGAAGATGAACTCGCAATGCTCGAAGCTTGCCAATCTGCGAACGATTGGAGCGAAGCCACGAAGAAGATCAAGGGCGCAAGGGGGCAAGCGTACCCCGAAGATTGGTGGGAAAAGGTCAAAATGTCGGGCATGATGGAACGCATCCTTTCCCGATGGGGAGAGAGTGGAGAGTTGAAACTAACCTCGCATGATTCGTTTTCGGATTTGCGCAAGCACTTGAACGTCTGATGGGACAATTCATGGGCTGGCAAAGTTACGACCTGAAGACACGGTGCGAGATTTGTGGAGAAGTCGGTCCTCGAGAGGACATGGACGACCACGAGCTTTATTGCCAAGGGCCGAGCGATGAGGAGGAGTTCGTCAAGCAAAGCGAGGAAACGATTGAAGAGATGAAAGAGGAAGGTTGCTACCTTTCGGATGAGGAGAAAAAGGATGAGGATGGAACCTGAATTTACGGTGGGCAAGGGTATCCCGAGAGGGGAGAAAGTAATCATCAAGGTGGGCCACCGCCAGGCCGATGCCTCGCTCAACCCGGAAGCACAAACTTGGTCCCTCAAGATCGACACTCCCGACCTTCCCGAGCTCGAATTTCCAAGCCTCGAGAATGCAGTTCTCTCAGCCGTAACCATTTTGAAGGAGGATAGAATTTGATCGCCTTCGACCTGGAAACCGTTTGGAGCAAATCCTACTCGGTCGCAACCCTCGGGCTCGACCGGTACGTCAAAGCCTTATCCTTTCAAGTCACCCTAGTATCCCTTGTCGGAGACGATGGGTTCGAGTGGGTCGGCCCGCCCCAGCAGTTACCCGTTGACCGTCTGCAAGGCCAACAGCTTGTAGCCCATAATGCGGAGTTCGATTCGGTATGCGCAAGGATGGCAATGTCGAGAGGACAAATGCCCCAGTTCACCCCGGCCGAGTGGATATGCACGGCTGATATGGCATCGTGGCATCAGTTGCCCCGCTCCCTAGCAAAAGCATACTTCGAGCTATTCGGGGAGCACTTGGCAAAGGATGCGCGTGATGCGATGGCAGGATTGTCAGCCGAGGAGATAACTGCAAACCCGCAGTTCAGAGAATACGCATTGAACGATAGCCGGGCATGTTTGAGAGTGTTTGATGAACTCGGCGGGGTCTCCTTCCCCGAGAAAGAAAGAATCCTGTCAGCCCTCAATCGGAAGATTGCCAGCAGAGGGTTGCCACTGGACGGTCCGCTCTGCCAAACGTTCATCGACAAGACCGAGAAGGTCATGGAAGAGATGGAAAAGCTCCTCCCTTGGGTAACCGAGGACGGTCGAGGAGCCGAGCCAACCTCACCAATAGCCCTCGGCAAGTACCTGGAGATGCAAGGCGTAAAAGCCCCTCCATCGACCAAGGAGGATGATCCCGTAGTCCTCGTTTGGAAGGCAAAGCATCCGCAACATGCCCCCGTTCTCGATGCGATGACCCGATGGCGGAAGGCGAACAAGGCGAACAAATTCTATACCGGGCTGATCCTCCGAACCCGACCCGACCGAAGAGTATCCACTCGCCTCCTATATTGCGGGGCGACACATACGAAAAGATTCTCGGGAACGGGCGGGATAAATTTTCACGGGATACCAAGGGACGAAGTCGAAGGCACCTCGGCCAAGCGATGCCTGAAGGCATCCGAAGGGCGGGTGATCGTATCAGCCGACCTTTCCCAAATAGAACCGCGCGTATTAGCGTACCTAGTTGGAGACATGGACTTTCTCGGCCTAGTCCGAGGGGGGATCGATCTGTACGAGGCCCACGGTCGAGCGTCAGGACTATATACACATGACGAACCGATGAAGGAGTTCGCCCCGGAACTTCGCCACCTATGCAAGGCGAGAGTCCTCGGACTGGGCTACGGTTGCGGATTCAGGAAGTTCGGACAAGTCGCCGAAGCTCTTACCGGTGGGAAGCTCAAGATGACCGAGGCCGAGGCGAAGAAGCAAGTCAATGACTACCGCAAGAACAACCCGCTAATCGTCGAGCAATGGAAAGCCCTCGAGGATTTCGTCAGGGAACAGGCCAAGCACACACCCGAGTGCGTAGTCGTTCAAACCCGTGACGAGGCTCCCATCAGATACTTTAACGTGCAAGTCGATGACAAGGGCGAGATTACCGCTCAGAAGGTAAGAGGGCAGGGGAGGTCAAAACTTTACGGCGGGCTACTCATGGAGAACCTAGTCCAATGCCAAGCCCGCCAAATCTTTTCCGATGCGATCATTCGGGCGGAGGCCGCCGGGTTACCCGTCTGTCTCCACGTCCATGACTCGATAACTGTCGAGGTTGCGGAGCAAGAGGGACAGGCGGCTCTAGACTTACTCATAAAAATACTAACCGAAGAACCATCCTACATGCCTGGGCTTCCCTTGGCAGCGGAGGGAGAGATTAAACAACACTACTAATGTGTTCCCGATTAGAAACAGTCGAAAAGGTTGTCATCTGCCTCTCGGCCATGTCCGAGGATCAAAGGAGGTTGTTTATCGAACGACACGTTGACGGGAAGACGCTCAAGATATTGGCCGAGGATCGGGGCGTATGCCATGAGACGATTCGCACCCGCTTGTCAAATGCCCGATCCAAGGCTCTCAACACTTATCGAATTATCGCCGTACTTGACGGCATAGAATTATGAAACCACTAAAGAAACTACTGACCATCCTCATTTTCCTCCTCGCCGTGACCACCGGCATGTTTCTCTTCGCTTCAATCCTGATCGGGATCTCCCGGCTGTTCCTGCCATGGCTGTAGAGATAATAGGGCTTACGGGACCGAAAGGGGTAGGGAAATCGACCTATGCGAAAACCCTCGACGGGATGGTCTTCTCATTTGCCAAGCCCCTCAAGGAAATGCTCATTACCATCCTCCCCGACGAGGCGTGGATAAATCTGAAGGAGGAAGTCCCACCAGGCTTTCCCGATCATTGCACCGTCAGATACATGCTCCAGTCACTCGGGACCGCTTGGGGGCGAGAGAGCGTATATCCGAACATTTGGGTCGATGCCGCTTATCGCATGATCCATCCCTATATAGGCAAGCAGACAATAATCTTCGATGACGTCCGCTTTCCGAACGAGGCTTGGGCGATCAGACGCTGGGGAGTCACTAACGAAATCCTCACCAAGATCATCCACGTCAGCCGGAAGGGATTCGAGCCGGATGAGAATGATCAGCACGTGTCCGAGGCGGGACTTCCAAAGGCATTTATCGATAAATGGGTAACGGTGGGCGAGGATGGGAAAGAAGAGATCCCCCGATAATACCGCTAGGAAAATGGCCGCCGATGCCAAAATCCGCAACCTCCTAAGAGAGACCGGACCGGGTCAGACCATGTCCCAAAGAGAGATTGCCCAAAAGACCGGCCTGTCCCGCAAACTGATCAATCGGATCGAGCGAGGGGCAATTGAAAAGGTCACCGAGCAAATTGCCCGGATAATAGAGAGGGGCGATGAGTAAGTGGCCACCCTGAAAGGAGAACTCCGAAGCTTTTTCGAGCGACTCCCGCAAGGAGAGTTCTCCCTGCATAATCAAGTCCTGACCCCCCTGTCCCTGATCGTCTGCAAGCATGTCGAAGACCCCGCCAAAGCAATCGAACTGCTCACGGGTCTGCTCGAGGATGCAAACCTTCGGGATGGCCAGCCCAATGAAATCAAAAACCTCGTCCTTTCCGCTTACGACTACCTAGCCAATCCAAACCGCTCGACCGTAAAAAAGAAAAGAGAACAGGCCGACCCCGCCCTTCAAAAAGCATACGTCGGAAATGAAAACACTTACGAGGAGTTCATGCTCGCATCCGATCCAATCCCGTCAAGCGGGGCGGAGGCGATTGGCGGTCTATTCGATGACGATGACGTAATCTTCATCCAGCCCGAGCTATACTCGAAACCCTTGGAATGCTTCAAAAGGGTAGGGGAGTGGAAAACCATGGATCTCAAATCCTACCAGTACACCACTCACAACCCGTCAGTCGAAAGCCCGACCGGTAGGAACGAGAGCAATCTGAACGGGCAAAGAAAATATCTCCTCCACGAAGTCGATGACAAATCAATATCCTTCGAGCAACAGCTCGGACTCATCGATCAGCTCCAGTCAATTTGCCCGCTCAAGATGGTCGTCTCCTCCGGCGGGAAAAGTCTCCATGCCTGGTTTCATTGGAAACCCGGTCGAAGGGATGACTTTCTCACCCTGTCACAAAAGCTAGGCGGAGACGTCAGGTTTGCAAACGGTTCCCAGCTTTGCCGACTGCCTTGGGGAACCCGAAGGAAACAGGGTGAGCCCCTCCAAGCCCAGCAACCGATCATCTTTTGGAAGGACTGAATGAATGAATTCATCAACCAGGCAAAAGCGGTCAGGAGATTCCAGCGCCTCGGCCTACCGGTCGATCAAGCACTCGCCACAGCCGACAAATTACTAGTGGGCCGGACAGTTATCATTGTCCGAAATCCCATAAATTCACAACCAATGCTGGTCCTCACGATTGGCGCTAAACCCATAAAATAAATATCATGGCAAGAAGAGAAGATTTCCTAAACCCAAAGACGTTGGCGAAAGCCGATGAGATCGACAAGATGCTGGCGGGGATGCCCCCCACCTCGACCTATCAGGAACCGGCCATCGAGGTACACGTAAACGATGCCATCTCCGATCCCCTCCCCCCGCCCGTATTCATCGACCTGTTTCAGATCATGGCGAATGCGAGCGATCCCTCGACCCTGCCTCCGATCCTGATCGAGGGCATTCTCCACAAAGGGTGCAAGATGATCATATCGGGCTCGTCGAAGGCAGGAAAGACCCTGGCCCTCATGCATCTCGGACTGGCCGCCGCAAACGGACTTCCTTGGCTCGGTCACAACGTAAACCGCCAGTGCAAAGTCGTCTACCTCGACTTCGAGCTCATCCCCCGACTGGCCGAGGAAAGATTCAAGGAGATTATGAACAGCCCGGTAAACGACTACTTTCAGACGAAGAACTTCAGATACTGCGGGCTCCGAGGACAGAAGCGTTCGCTCGAGGATCTCGCCCTCCATATCCAGGCGATAAAGGATTTTACCCCCGACATGGTCATCGTCGATCCATTCTACAAACTCGGCGGGGATTACGATGAGAACGATGCAGGATCAGTCGCCAAAGTCCTCGACGTCATGGAATCATTCTCCGAAAGGCTGGGGTGCGCATTCGTATATGCCCACCACTTCTCCAAGGGGAACAAGGCGGAGACGGACCACATCGACCGGGCGAGCGGCTCCGGGGTGTTCGCTCGAGATCCCGATGCCATCCTAACCCTCACCCCGCACGAGGAAGAGCATCACCTCGTCCTCGAGGGGACCCTTCGAAACTTTGCTACCCCCGAAAAGAGGGTAGTCGAGTTCTCCTGGCCCAACTTCATCCACAAAACCGACCTCGAGCCGACCCTAAGAAAAGCCGGTCAGGCTTCCGAGAACAGGAAACTCAACGCCTATCTTGCCGAAAAAACACTCGAGATTCTAAAGAAGGATTCAGTCATGGGACTGCAAAAGCTCGCCGACAAACTTTCCGAGCAAACCGATAATCCGATCAGCAAGGACAAGATGAGAACCGTCCTCAGACTTTTGAAAGGAAAAATCGATGCCCAAGATCGAGGACCCGGTAAGGAAATCATATATTCCGTAAAACTTCTTAATTGAACTATACGACTACGGAACTACACTGGTTAGTAGTAGTGGTGGCCCTTATATATAACTCACCACTACTACTACTATTTAAACAGGCTGGAAGTGGTAGTGGCTTACGCTATGACTATGGGCTCGCAAGCTCGCCCAATAGCCATAGGCGTATGCCCTTGGCCGGTCAACGCCACCACCACGGTTCTTCAGCCTACAAGCTCGGGAGTGTCATCGAAAGAAAAGGCCATCGATTGGAAGATTCATTCGGAGAACCCCTTGACCGTATCAAGCCTTTGGTGCTTCGACCCTACCTCGTACCCTCGGAAGGCTCGAAAAGGGCGAATAGGTACAAGGGTACGAGGGAAAGAGCATTCTGGAGAATGGCAGAGGAGGCTCTGGGAGGCTTTAGGGGTGAATGTGTCCGATTACCCTCCTTTTGATTAAAAGCAAGCCCTAGGTATGCTCACGGGGCTTTAAACGGCATCGTGGTAAACGCATTAAGGTCTGCCAAACGGGTAAACCTTGAAAATCAAGACTCGGCTTCCCGATTTACGTGCTACGGTGATCAATAGCACGGCGATCCATTGATCGTCGATCCGGCAAATTCAACCTCGACTGATTTTGTCAGAACATATACACGGGTTGACATGCCACGCGCCAAAAAAGTTTCGATCTCAATCAGAATGCCCGCCGAACTACACGAACAGGTTCACACGATTGCCGGGGAAATGTCCCTCGACAGCGATTCCCAACTTTACAGATGGATCATAGAAGGTTTCATCGATGCAGTCAATTCCCCCGAGCAAGAACCTCCCATGTCCCCGGCCCTGAAAATCGCCAAATATGTCCACAAGGCGAAAGCGTCAAACCGCTAAACGGGCCGTCAGGTCATTCAGGCAAACAGGCAAGCAAACCAGCAAACAGGCAAACAGGCAAACAGGTTGCCCGCCGTCAGGTCATTCAGGGGAATGCGGGACGGGCGGAGGTCTCCTGATACCACTCCCCATCAATGAGGGACTTGGTAAGGGTTTGCGTACCCGATGGCATCATTCCCCCGTCAAATCCCGGGCCGTATTGATCGGGCGGGATGGGCATGACTTCATCACCTATGGTGATCTTCTCAGAGAGCCCGTCAAACTGACCGCTCAAGGGCTTGCTACATACTATGTATAGATCGCTCATGACTTCTTCCAGTATCCTCCTTCGGAGATTTTACCACCAACCCAAGTCTGAGTGGGGCGCTTTCGTGGCTTGGCATACTTGAGCACCTCAAGCTCGGGGTTAATGGCCCCGGCATCGTAGTCAATCATCTCTGCCTTGTCTTCCTCCCAGATAGGGTCTTTTTCCATTAGTTCGGTGGCCTTGCGCTTGGCTAGGTCGTAGTGTTCCTTCCCTTGTGGGGTTGTCACACGGTAGGTAACCCGAAAGTTACCACTTCTAAAGGTCGCATCCCATGGTTGGGACGGCGGACCATTTCTTCTGATTTTCATTGGTGTTTTGCTAGTCTGGGTAGTTTTTCCTCTACTCTCCGAGTGAGATGTCAGTAACCTCCGCCTCGACCACTTTCTCATCCTTTAAAGTAGCCAGCTCGGCCTTGATCTCGTCCAGGCTAAGAGTCTTCTTTACTTCTATCGTTTGGGTAGGCTCGCCTTCGTATTGTCTATGCTTGTCGATCAGGATACCGGTGGCGATTGGAAGGACCCCGGCAGGGATTTGATCGTTCTCGAGCTTCTCGATCATCTGTTCCACGGCCATTTGGCTGGCAACTCCGATCAAGCCGCGCATTACTTTCTTCGAGGCATCGATCACCTCTTGCTCTCTCGAGCGGACTACTGCAATCGTATTATGGGAGATCTTCAAGTCCTTTTTGATCCGGGTGATCGGAGAGCCTTGGGCTAACATTTGAACGCACTTGGCATAATCACCTGGTCTCTTGTCGTAAAGTCCTTGAGCCGTGAAGACCGAAGGGCAAGCTTCCTCGACTTCAAGGTTGGCCGGAAGGTTGGTTGCTTCGTAAGTTACTCTTGGGCGTTTAGTCGGCATAAATACTATCGGTGCAGGCAATTGAGAATGAATTATCAATAAGGGGTTTGGCAAGTACAATTAGACATAATAAAGATTGTGCGGAGGTTCTTTTACTGAAAACCAATGACTTATGAAAACTTTTATGCGATTTATGACATTGAGGAGGGGGGGAGGTGGTCCGAAGACCGGCGGAACTTTTCACCGAGACC